CCTGGCGCGAGCGGATGCGCAAGGGCTCGATTCGCGGCGTGCCGTTTTTGGTGCGCGAGGGAGGTCAGGAAGGCGGTCGCCGCGTGGCTTTGCATGAGTATCCGGGGCGCGATCTGCCGTGGGCGGAGGACATGGGCCGCAAGGCGCGGCGCTGGACGGTCGAGATGCTGGCGCTGGGCGCGGACTACATGGCCGCGCGCGATGCCCTGATCGATGCGCTGGAGAAGCCGGGGCCGGCGGAGATGGTGCATCCTTGGCTGGGCCGGATCACCGTGCAGGTGGAGAGCTGGCGGCTGCGCGAGTCCACACGCAATGGCGGCATGGCCGAGATCTCGGTCACGGTGGTCGAGGCCGGGCGGATGCAGATGCCGACGGCGGCGCTGGATACGCAATCCGCAGTGGCGCGGGCGGCCGGCGCGGCGCGCGCGGCTGCCGATGCGTCGTTTGCCGCAAACTTCAGCGTGGCCGGGCAGCCCGCCTTCGTGGCGGCCTCCGCGCTCGACGCCATCGGCGGTGTCCTCGATGCGATGGATGCGGTAGCATCCATAATTCACGCGCCGGCCGAACTCGCCGCGCAGGCTGCATCCACCGTGTCGTCGCTGCGATCCGGTTTGGATGCGCTGGTGCTGGCTCCCGCCGAGCTGGCGCGCGGACTGGGTGGCGCGTTCGCGGCCATTGCCGGCATGGCCAGCGATCCGTTGCCGGCGATGCGCGCCCTGCGCGATCTGGCCGGCTCCACGCCGGCGCAGGCCGTTTCGAATCCCGCCACGCCGGCGCGGCGGGGCGAAGCCGCCAACCGCACTGCCCTGGACATGCTGATCCGCACGCATGCGGTGAGCCGCGAGGCGGAAGCGTCCGCCCGCTATGCGCCGCCCTCCAGCGGCGAGGCCTTGGCCATGCGCGACGATCTGGCCGGTCGCATCGATGCGGTCGCGGAGAATGTGGCCGACGATGCGGTGTTCGTGGCGTTGCAGGATTTGCACGCGGCCGTCGTGCGCGACCTCACCGCGCGTGCGGCCGCGCTGCCGCGCCTGGCCTCGATCCGCCTCGCTGCAAGGCTGCCGGCGTTGGTGGCGGCGCATCGGCATCTGGGCGACGCGCGCCGCGCGGACGAGCTGGCGCGGCGCAACAACGCGCCGTATCCCGGCTTCCTGCCTGCCGGCGTGGATCTGGAGGTGATTCGTGCCTGAGGCGGTGTTGCAGGTTTCCGGGCGCGACTACGCGGGCTGGCAGCGCATCCGCTGCGAGCTCGGCATGGATCGCATGGCGGCGCGCTTCGAACTGGCGGTGACCGACCGCTGGCCGGATCAGGCCGCTCCCTGGCCGATCCGCGCGGGCGACGCCTGCCGTCTGCTGCTCGACGGTGAGCCGGTGCTGGAGGGTTATGTGGACGAGCGGCGCGTGGAATACGACCGCGCGCGGCATGAGGTGACGATCACCGGCCGTTGCCGCGCCGGCGATCTGGTGGACTGCTCCGCGCCGGTCGGTCAAACCAATGGCCAAACCCTGTTGCAAATCGCGCAAGCGGTGTGCAAGCCGTTCGGCATCGAGGTCGTGGCCGAGGCGGACGCGGGCGCGCCGTTCACCCGCGAATACGCCGAGCCCGGTCAAACCGCGCAGGAGTTGCTGGCCGCTCTGGCCGCGCATCGCGGCCTGCTGCTGATGAGCGATGGCTTGCGCCTGCTGCTCACGCGCGAGCAGGCGACGCTTGCCGGCGGCGCGCTGGAATACGGCGCGAACATCGAGGCGGCCAGCATCCGCGATGCGATGCAGGAGCGGTTCGCCGAGGTTGCCGTGCTGCATCAGGGCGCGCAGTCCGATATGTGGAACGGCGCGCAGGCCACGGAGCAACAGGCCGTGGCGCGCGATCCTGGCGTGTCGGCGCGCCGCAAGCGCACCATCCTGGCCGACGACGGCGGCGATCTGGAGGCCCGCGCGCGGCATGAGGTGCGCGTCCGCGCAGGCCGGGCACGCGCCATCACCTGCACTGTCAGCGGCTGGCGCACGGCGGCGGGCAATCTCTGGCGGCCCAACACCGTCGCGCCGGTCACCGACCCGAACGCCGCACCGGCGCTCAAGGCCGAGCGCATGTTGATCGTGTCTGTCGCCTGGCTGCTGGATGAGCAAGGCGCGCGCACGGAGATGACATTGATGCGCCCGGGCGCGTTCGATGCGTTGGCCGCGCCCGAGCAAACGCCGGGGTTGTTCGGATGATTCGGGATACGGTCGCCGCGATGCTCGCGCCGCTGGCGCGTCGCCTGCGCCTGCTGGTCACGCGCGGTGTGCTGAAGCTCATCGACGATGCGCCTGGCATCCAGGTGGTGCAGGTCACCGGCCTGGCCGGCGAGGTGTTGGACGGCGTGGAGCGCATCCAGCAATACGGCCTCACCAGTCATCCGCATCCGGGCGCGGATGCCATCATCCTGAATGTCGGCGCGAATCGCGCGCACCCTGTCGTGATCGCGGTGGACGACCGGCGGTATCGGCTTCATCTCGCCCCCGGCGAAGTAGCAATCTACGATGATCAGGGCCAGATGGTGAAGCTGGCGCGCGGCGGCATCGTCACCGAAGCGCCAAAGGGCCATGTGCACAACGGCGACCTGACCATCACCGGCCAGCTCACGGTCAACGGGAGCATCAGCGCGACAGGCGATGTCACGGCCGGCGGCATCAGCCTGCAACACCATGTCCACGGCGGCATCCAGCCCGGCGGCGGCACGACCGGAGGCCCGCAATGACGGACATCGCGCTCGCGCCCATGCCGGGCGGCGGCTACGACATCCGGCTCGCCGGTCACGACTTGGCCGCCGAGTCCGGCCTGCGCACGGCGGTGCTGCTCTCGCTGTTCTCCGACTGCTTGGCCGGCGCCGACGACGCAATCCCGGATGGCACGGACGACCGCCGGGGCTGGTGGGCCGATGCCTGGCCGGAAGCGCCGGGCGATCTCACCGGCTCGCGCCTGTGGCTGCTCTCGCGCGAGAAGCAGACTGCCGAGACCGCCGAGCGCGCCCGCGAATACGCGCGCGAAGCACTGCAATGGATGCTGGACGACGGCGTGGCCCGCGCGGTGGATGTGGCCGCGGCCTGGGATGCGCCGGGCAGGCTCGCGCTGACGATCACAATCACGCGCCCGGGCGGCGAGACCGTCCGGTTCAATGCCGCGTGGAAGGGAGAGTTGCATGCCGTTTGACAGGCCCGGCATCCAGACCCTGATCGACCGCATCGCGGCCGACATCGAATCGCGCCTGCCGGGTGCGGATGCGCGCTTGCGCCGTTCGCTGCTGGCGGCTCTGGCTCGCGCGCAGGCCGCAGCCGCGCATGGCCTGCACGGGCATCTGGACTGGCTGGCCAAACAACTGATGCCGGATACGGCCGAGACCGCGCATCTGGAGCGTTGGGCCTCGATTTGGGGCGTATCCCGCAAGCCTGCCACGCCGGCTGCGGGCACAGTGACATTCACCGGCGTGGATGGCGCGACGATCCCGGCCGGAACTACGCTCGCCCGGGCGGACGGTGCGGAATACACGACGGATGTGGCCGCGACCATTGCCGGCGGCACAGCCAGCGTGAGCGTCACAGCCAGTCTGCCGGGTGTGGCCGGCAATGCGGCCGCAGGCACACAACTGGCGCTCACCGCGCCGGTGGCCGGTGTGCAGGGTCAGGCTGCGGTGGATGCGCCCGGCATCGCCGGCGGCGCGGATGCCGAGGCCGACGCCGATCTGCGCGCGCGGCTGCTGGCGCGTATCCGCGAAGCGCCGCATGGCGGCAATGTAAACGACTATGTGCAGTGGGCGCTCGAAGTGCCCGGCGTCACGCGTGCGTGGGTGTATCCGCAGGAGCTGGGGGCTGGCACGGTCACTGTCCGGTTCGTGGCAGACAACGATCCGGCCGGGCCGATCCCGTCGCAAACGCTGGTGAACGCGGTGGCCGCGCACATCGATGCGCTGCGGCCGGTGACGGCAGCGGTCACGGTTGTCGCGCCGGTGGCCGTGCCTCTGAATCTGACCATCCGGCTCACGCCGAACGATCCTTCCGTGCAGGCGGCCGTGCAGGCCGAAATCGCGGATCTGCTGCGGCGCGAGGCCGTGCCGGGCGGCACGATCCTGAAGAGCCACATCGACGAGGCTATCAGTATTGCGGCCGGTGAAACCGATCACACGCTCATCGCGCCAGCCGCCGATGTGACGCATGGCGCGGGCGAACTGGCCGTGCCGGGAGTCATCACATGGCAATGACCGCCGCCGACTACCGCGAGCAACTGCTGACGCTACTGCCGCGGGGCGCGGCGTGGCCGCACGATCCGGACAGCACGCTGGCCCGGCTCATGGATGCCCTCGGCGCGGAGCTGGCGCGCGTGGACGCGCGCGGCGACGATCTCGTGCGCGAGGCCCATCCGCGCACCGCATGGGAGATGCTGCCGGACTGGGAGCGCGTGGCCGCGCTGCCCTCGCCCTGCATGGCCGGCCAGGCGCAGACCACGGCGGAGCGGCGCGCGGCGCTGGCCGGACGGCTGGCCGAGCGCGGCGGCCAGAGCCGGGATTATTTCGTGCGGTTGGCGGCATCGCTCGGCTATGCGGTGACGATCGACGAGTTCCGCCCATTCGATGTGACGATGGATGCAACGGCGCTCGCAGCCGCCGCGGCGTGGGCGTTCGTGTGGCGCATCAATGCGCCGGCGGCAGGCGGCGTGCGCGCCGCCGATGTGACGATGGGCGCGGACGATCCGCTCGCAAGCTGGGGATCGGCACTGCTCGAATGCGAAATCCGCGAAGACGCGCCGGCGCACACGACGGTGCTTTTCGCCTATGCGTAATTCGATGAGGAGGTTCGACAATGGACAGAGTGTTTGACAAGGGTGCGGCGGCCAGCCCGCCGGCGCCGCCGGCCACGCCATCGAGCGGGTACCCGACCGCCGGCGATCCGGCCACTGGCCAGATGCCGACCCAGCCGGGGCCGTATTGGTTCCACCAAATCACCGAGGAACTGCGCAACGCCATTGTGGCCGGCGGGCTGACGCCCGACCACACCAAGCTCACGCAGCTGCGCGACGCAATCAATGCGCTGATTGGCCGGCTCGGCGAGTTCGATCTGTGCAATTTGTCGGCTGCATTTTATCCTCCAACTGCCGGCGTTTTTTACGATGTGACCACATTCCAGCAGCTGATTTCGTCAGGGAATTTTACCTTGGCAGGGGGAGTCTTCACATGCGTCAAAGGCGGGAGGTACAGGGTTGCTTTTTTGCCATCCGACTACAATCAGACCGGCTTGGCGACATCAAGCCAAGCGAGGCTGTTGTTTTCGACGGTCGGAACTCGAGCAAATATGCGATACACATTCTGCACTGGTATTGCCGCGTACGGTGGCCTTGGCACAGCCATGACCATCGTTGATTTGGCGCCTGGCGATACATTTTCGGCTCAGTTCTATGCAGGGTCTACTGCAAACGGATCCATATTCTTGGAGACCATTACGCAATTAATCATGGAGAGGATGCAATGAAGCTCGTGAATCCGAACAGAGTCCGGGATGTATTGCTGGCGTTGGGAGTTGATCCGGAGACTGGCACATATGTTTTTCGTGATGGTGATTTGACGGTCGACGGTCGATCCGACGCCGAAATCACCGCAGCAGAAAAATCACTGGATATTGCAGCGCTTAACCTGTCCGATGCAAAAGACAGGAAACTCGCGCAACTGGCCGCCGATTATCAGGCGGCGTTGGAAGCCGGTGTTTCATACCAAGGTGCGATGTTCGAGTCCGACGACCACTCGCAATTGGAGCTGGCCAAAGTTCTGACCGCTGTCGCCAACGGATGGACGTTGCCTGCCGGATTCGCGTGGGTTGATGCAAATAATCAGCCCCACTCCGTGCCCGATGTTGCGTGGCTGCAAGGGCTGGCAGCGGCGCTGGCGGATCACAAGGCGGCGCTGTTCGCTCGGCTTCAGGCCGCCAAGGCCGCCGTGCGAGCCGCAACAACTGTGGCGGCGGTCAACAAGGTGGCGCTGTGATGGCGCACCCTCGCTTGGTTGTCCGGCACATTCCGCCATCGCGTTGGTGGCGCAGGGCGCAATGGGAACTGGTCGAACCGCTCATCATCGCCGGGCGCACCGTGCCCGCCGGGTATGTCACCGACGGCACATCCGCGCCGCTGGCGGTCGCATGGCTGGTCTCGCCGACCGGGCGCGCGATGCCTGCCGCCGTGCTGCACGACTGGCTGCTCTCGCAGCTCGCTTCAACCGAGAGCCGCGCAGGCGCGGACGCCGCGTTCCGGGCGGCAATGCTGGCCTGCGGCGTGCGCCCGTGGCGGGCACGGATGATGTGGGCGGCGGTGCGCGTGTATGGCGCGGTCAAGGTTGCATGGCAGAGATTACGGCTTTCTCAATACGCAAATCCCTGACACATGCCCTAAATCGGTCGTTTCGAGATTATCTCACGCATCGGCCTCAATTTTTCGCGCGCGGCATCACGGTGGCGAGTTTACAGCCAAAAACGGAGCCGCTAAGGTTCGCCGCCCGCCGCGAAAC